ATCGCAATATAGTTCTAGGTATGTTGGATCGTGATGATCTCCTGCTTCAATTTCCTTTTTATGGTGCTCGACATACTCTTCCAAATCATGCAATTCGCCTTCAATGTGACGACGCATCTGTGGATTAGTAGTTGGATCTTGAAGGATATCTTTGTCCTTCTTGATATGCTCTTCGATGTTGTCCATAGGTAATTACCTCCTTTAGTTATTTAGATCCGTGTGCTGACTGCTTTCCTTTCATACCAAATGAATCTCTCATCAGTCGCAATGTAGTAGTAAACTTTCCATTTGCACCTGCTTGTTTGTCGTAAGTATGAGTTACTTCACCAATCAGATACTCTCCACTACTTTCTGTATCAACTGGTTCAGTCTTCTGTTCTGAAGAGGGAACCTTACTTACTAGTCTAATGTCTATTTTGTCTCCTGCACAAATTTCAGCATTTCCTGGTATTACAATCACTGCTTGCTGATTAGTAAGCATCTTAAATCTTGCTTCTGCTTGTGCAGCATAGTATTTTTGTCTATCAGCATAAGAACTTGGTTTTTTTGATCCATCTTCTGGTTCTGGTGATGCTGGTCCAGGTTCATTATACCATGTCTCATGATCAATTACCATGGACATAACTCTACTAGGAAATGCCTCCATTTTTCTTTGCGAAAGTGGTATAGAACTCAATCCATCCTGTCCACCTAGATGTGCCATATTTTCCCATGCTTCACTCATGAGATAGTCGTATTCACTATATTGACCTGTAGACACATTAAACATGACAACTTTAGTGCCATATCTACCAAATCTCAACCCTTTCATCAAATCAACATCTGATGTAAATTGTGAGGTTAAAATTGTATATCTATCATCTGCTCCATCACTTTGGTTGGCAACTTTCTCTACATATGGACCCCATGCTGTTGTTTCTAATTTCTTAGACTTTAATGGACTATCCTTATCAGCGCATAAACTATCTACTGCAAAGAAATTATAACCTCTATTGGTCTCCCAAAAGAAAAATCCACCACTTCCTTTCAATCTTTTACCACTAGTCTTTTTATTGTCTTTACTGAAGGCAGTTTTGTTTTTACTATCAGTCTCTGTTGTATATTTTGCTTGTGGTGATACTGATTTTCCTGCTAGTTTTCCAATAATATCAAATGGTCTCTCCCTGTTAGGAAGATACTTCACTTCAAATAATGAACTTTCAGAGAATATAGTTTTAGTTGATCCTAGTTCATTTACAAGTTTAATAGCAATAGATTCTGGATTACCAACTAATGGTGCAGACATTCTCACAGTTTCATTATTAAGAAATTCTTCGGAAACTAATCCTAATGTATATGCCTGTTTGTTTTGTTGAGTGTATCTATTACCAATCTTCCAAACTCTCATTATATACTCAGTTACTTCATCCCGAGCATTGGTTTTTGCATTAATAATTACTTTTTCTGAACCCATAATAGGAAGAGATCCAATCAAACCAGCACTATCAACAACAACCATAGTTGCAGAAACATATGGAAGATGCACAGCTTCCACGTAATCAATGTGTTGAACTAATTGTTTTATCTCAAGAGGTTTTTCAGCGTCTACAGGGTAGATCTTAACGCTCTTCAACTCAAAGTCGGTTGTTGATTGAAACTGTGACATGATTATGCAAGACCCATTGTTTGAACTACAGAATAAAGAGCCAATCCTTGAGCACCAGAACCATCAGCAGCAACTTCTGTTCCTGCTTTACCACTTTCATTTGACTTTGTTTCTGGCATTACAGCAGTTACTACTACCTCTCCATTTCTTGCTGCTCTATCAGCAGCGGCAACATCAGCAGATGTAGATCCTAGAGCATCGGCAGCAGCTTCACCAGAACCAGTTGGATTTAAATCTGGACGATTTCCATATCTGTTTATGAACGTCTCTTCTAGACCTTTAGGAATTTCTTTGAGTTCTTGTCTGTTAAGTCCAAAGAAACCACCATCCAATACTCTGAAACCATCATCAGTTTTTTCAACTCTGTAATTGGTTCCACCCAATCCAACGTTAAGACCTTCACCAGTCTTTAGTCCAAAATCTCTACCACCTAAGAATGCTTTAGTTAGTGGTGTTGTTACTGGTTCTGGTTTCGTTTTCTTTGCTTTCGTTGCTTTGACTTCATCCAAAACTGTACCATATGCACTATTCAATCCATCATTATCATAAACTCCTGCCCCAGCAACTGTTTTAATTGAAGCAAACTGACCTGCCAGTCCATCATTATATTGCTCTGCAGTAATTTTTCCACTTAGATAATCTTGCTGACCTGCCATGTTTAGATAATATTCAGCAAGTTTATCTTGAGTTGCTTGATCAAATTTAGCACTCATATCAATACCAAGTGCTTTTGCTGCTTTATCTGGATACAACATTTGATATGCACCAACTGCAGCACTTTGTTGCTTTAAAGGAATGCCCATAGCGGTCTGATGAGCAAGATAATCCTTTTGATATTGGACAACCTCTGCAATTGACATTTTAGTGATGTCTTCATCTTTTCGATCGAAACCGTCAAGATACTTCTTAAATGTAGATCCATAATCACCACCAGATTCTAGTGATCTGATCTTTCCTTTTAATGTACCATCAGAAGCAGTTAAAGGACCTTTGCTAAAACCTCTAGCACGATCGCCACCGTTACCAGGAGGATTTTCTTTACTAGCTTTCGTTTTATCCCATGTTTTTGGATCAAAAAGATTAAATTTTGGATTATCTACCCATGGAAGCAAACCTTTCAACCAATCAATAAATTTCTCCCATCCATTTCTCTTATCATAATATTCAGAAAGTCCATCTGCAGCAAGTTTGGCATATTCATTCTTGCGTTTCTTTTGGGTGCGGAACATACCTTCACCCAGTTTTTCACCAATTTTGATGGTCTCACCACCAGCACTACCACTCAAAGTTAATTCATCACCATGCATCATTGACAAATAACCAGACCTAGGTCCAGATGTAAATCCACCACCTGCCATCGATGGCATATTAGCATCTCTTGCCATCAATGCAGCATCAATACCTAAAGATGCAGCAGTTCCCAATCCAGGGATCATACTTGCTCCACCTGAAGCAAGTTCCATACCAGCACCAGCAAAGTCACCTGCTAATGCTCTTTGTCCAGCAAATAGTGCTGCAGCACCAAGTCCTAAGAATGGGATCTTTTTAAGACCCATCTTAAGACCACCTTTCATCAGTCCTTTACCAGCACCTTTTGCTAGTCCTTTACCAAGTCCTTTTCCTAATATTCCTTTTAAACCTTTACCTAATCCACCTAAACCCTTTAATCCTTTTAGACCTTTCAGTCCACCAAGCATACCACCAAGACCGCCTAAAAGACCGCCTCCACCTCCGCCAGCGCCGCCTGCTCCAACTGCTTCGATGGCAGATGTTCCAGCACTACGTCCCTTCTCTTCAGCGCGTTGCTCTTTGAGCATCGCTTTCTGATCAGCAAGTGCTTGCTCACTTGCTTGCATCTCCTGATTTTTTAAATTGGTATCATTTGCAGTTTGATTGTTAATTGCACTAACAATCGCTGCAGTGTTGTTAGATAGAGCAGCAACAATGCTGCCACCATTGTCTCCACCAGCATCGCCTCGTGCTGCTGCTTTGGCAGCACGGATTTGCCGACCAAGAGTTTTTCTTTTATCACCACTATCAGAATCAAGTCGAACTCCACTATTCTCAAACAGAAGCGCATCAACTTGCCCAGATTTGTTGAGAAAATTATCAGGATTCAATCCTGTTGATACGGACGAACCCATATCAACAAAGGATCCACCTTTTCTACCACCACCACCAGTAGGAGCATCTGCAGTGCCAGGAAGTCTAGGTCCACCAGGAGGAAGTGCAGGACGACCAGATGCTTTAGCAACGGCACCACCGCCGCTTCTGACCATTTGACTAAATGCACCAACTAAACCACCAGCACCTTTTTTTGCTAATGGTCCACCTCTATCATCTTGAGGATCTGGTTTTTTATATACTTCTGCTGTATCTCCTTTTTTCTGCAGCACAAGAGCACCACCTTTATCTGGTGGAGCACCATTCTCTTCACCTCTGTCTAAAAGAGCTTTAAGAATATCACCGATATTCCTAAGATAATCTTTATCACCTCGGGTGTCTTGGACTGATAGATATCCGTGTGCCATTAACGTTGCTTAGCTGCTAGTTCTTGCTGTTGTCGAACTTGATCTAGGTATTGCATGAGAAGACTGGTATATACCTGCCTTTCCCAAGGCATCATGTTTTCGATTTCACTCAAGCTATATTTATGGTGTTGCATCAAAGCAAAGTTAGTCTTATAGTACCCTTCCAAAGAATTATGGAAGAGTGCTATCCGAAAAAAGACGTTAACCCTGTAATAGTATATTCAGAAGGTTCTCCCGTATTGGGATTTGTGACCTTAAATGTATGTGACAGAGAAGGAGCAGTTTCAAAGAATTTCTGTAACTTCTCAAATTGATTATTAGTCAGATTTTCGACGAATTCTACGAATTCCTTCTTTTTCGTGGTAGAACTGTCATATACATCTTCACCATCATAGATTTGATCAATACAATCAGCGATAACATCAATAATAGTGTCTGCTGATGGTCCTTTACCTGCAATAGAGGATTTTACAAAAGAATCAAATCCAGGGTATTTCATGATAATACCCATTTTTTCAGAAAGCTCGATTTTAGTGTCATGTCCTTTTGGAAACTGAACCTGAACTTCTGCCAAATTCAAATTATACTTAACTTGCGTTTTTCCGTCATCTTGGCAAGTTACGTTCATTTCAATAACTTCACCAACTGAGACGGCACGGATTTGAAGGAAAATATACTCCAAATCAAAAATAGCAAGATCTTCCAGTTTAATACGAGTTTGAATACAACCCTTCAGTAAAGTTCTTACTGCTGTTTCAATTTCTTTTTCGTCTTCTGTCTCTAATGCGATTAAAAGAAGTTTTTCCTCTTTTACGACAAATGGACGATATCTGATTTTTTTCTTATTTGACGGAATTGTCAATTCATAGGTTGGTAGTGCTACCTGTGGTAATGCCATTATGTTTAGACCAGTTCATATGTATATTTAGCGCGACTTTTAGAACCAAAAATTAGCGGAAAAAATTTTCCCCCTTTTATGGAATTGAAAAGTCAATTTTCAGAGTGGTGGTGCAAGATTAGATCTTGTTTCTCTCTCAACAATCTTACCATTGATTAGGTACTGATCAACGTATGTACCAGGACTTACCTCAACCCTACCAACTAACTTTCCTAACTGTGATGTATCACCAACAATCTTTCTAATGTCTCTGTTTATAGTGTAGTGTCTTTCGTATTTGAAATTGATACTACACTTTGTCAATTGAGTTGCACCATACTGCAATGGCACAGCATCAATCTGATATGGGTACGCTCTCTCTAAAATATATGTGATGGGTTCTCTTTGAATGTCACTCAGAGGACCAGATTCGGTCTTACTAATAAAGATTGTACCAGCATAGTCATCTTTATAACGTACTCTTGTAGTTCTATTTCTAGCTCTCAAGTTTCCATATTTACCACTATCACTCTCTGATGATGGCATTTCACTAGCATTTCCACTAAACATATAAGTATGCCATGCGTTTGCAAACTTAAGAGCAGTCAGGTTCGCATCTAACATAAAAGTTAGATTTGTCTCGGTAAACATTCTTGTATGAATATAATCTACGCTACCAATACCAGTGTACAGACCATTTTGCTGACCTGTCATTGTATTGACATTAGGTAACTGACACTCTTCACACATGAATGTGAAATACTCATTTAAGTCTGCAACATCCGCAAATAATCCAGTCGAAATAATATACTCTTGCAGTGGTCCAGGCAAATTCATCTTTACCTGAAAACTATTGCTGGTAGCAAAACCCCCGCGCTGATTAACTTTTTCAATAAATCTAGGGATGCGCTTATTAGGCAGTGCTGGATCCACGCTAAATACCTATGTTGGAACAACTATATTTATGGCGTACTCAGGGTATTTCAAACCTACCAACCCTCAGAAGTACCGTGGCAACCCGACAAACATTGTTTATAGGTCGCTATGGGAACGAAAGTTCATGGTGTTCTGTGACAATAACCCTAGTATATTACAGTGGGGTAGTGAAGAGATTATTATACCATACAGGGCACCTGATGGTAAAGTGAGAAGATACTTCCCTGACTTCTACATTAAAGTTCGTGAAAAGTCTGGCAAGGTCACGAAGTATATCATTGAAGTAAAACCCAAGAAACAAACACAACCACCGAATGACAAAAATAAACGAACTGCCTCGTATCGTAATGCTGCACTGACATACGCAAAGAACCAAACTAAATGGTCCGCTGC